TCTCGAACGGGCGCAAAAAGGTTCCTACTTTGATATGGGACGAATCGGTAACGAGAAGATAGACGAGTTCCTGCGATTCAAGGAGGGGGAGTTCATTGTCTGCACGGGACACGCCAACGTGGGCAAGACACATACGATGTTCTACCTTATGCTGATGCAGTCCATCACCCACGGCAAGAAGTGGCTCTGCTATACTGCCGAGAACGAGGTTCACAGTATCCAAAGAAAGCTGATTGAGTTCCTGCACGCAAAGCCAATCAACCTCATCCCAGAGGCGCAGATGCACTCCGACCTGTGCTTCATTGACGAATACTTCAAGTTCATCAACCCAAACAAAATCCTATCAGCATTCGAGCTGCTTCAAATCTTTAACGAGGTGCTGAACGAATGGCCTTACACAGGTGCCTTTATTGACCCGTACAACTCCCTCCGTACAGACCAGAGCGTCTTGGGCAAGACATCAATGCACGAGTACCACTACGAGGTCGCAAGTGCCTTTCGGGTATTCTCCCACAAGGAGAAGGTCACCTTGATTCTATCCACCCACCCAGTCACGGAGGCAATGCGGAAAGTCCACCACGACAAGCACGAGTACGCTCGACTCCCGATGCCTGTCGGTATCGCAGACATTGAACACGGGGGCAAGTGGGGAAACCGCTCGGACTGTGTAGTCGTAATTCACAGGTACTCGGGTCACCCAACCGACTGGAAGCACACACACATCCACATCCGCAAGGTAAAAGAGACGGAGACAGGAGGACGAATAACGCCATACGACAATCCGATCGTGCTGACCTCAATGATGGGCAATGTTGGATTTACAATTGACGGACAAAACTTGCTGAATTGTGTTGCCGTTTGAGTTCTTCCTGCAGCAGAAGGTCATCGACCTCGGCACAACTGCCCAATGGATTTTGGAGCAGCACGGCTACGAAGGTGCAAAGCACTTCAACAATGTGTTTGATGCCTCAAGAACCATCGAACAGTACCGCCAATTCCACAACGAAATATCAATGAAATTCTATCAGATGTCGGTCGAGAAGCAGGCACTCGAACAGAAGGTCTTGCAACTTGAACTTGAACTACAAAATAAATATGAACTATAAAGATTTCTGCGTACTCGTTGACCATACGGATGACGGCAGGCGCACGCTCGCAAATGTGCGAGTACGAACGGCATTCACGCATTCATTCCGCCAGCGGTATAAATTAGTTGACTTGGCAAAGCAGATGGGCAGGACTCACGCCACAATCATTCACTATATGAACCTCGAGTTCCGCAAGGATGCCGAATACTGGAGATGCTACCAAGTGGCGCAGTCAATCATCAACTCGGAGCAGTACGTTGACACCCTTGACATCGATACTTTGGTCAAGGAGCGTACCCAGATGCAGCAGCGTCTTGCGGAGAAAACTACGGAAGTAATTATGTTACAGGAGGAAGTGGTACATTTACGTCTAAAATTAGAGCGATTAAAACAAATGATTTAATAGCACAGTTCTACGCCAAAAAGCGTAAGGTCTTGGTAAATTTCACCAAGGGGTACGTTGGCGTGGAGGTTGCCGAGGACGTGGTGCAAGAGGTCTTCATCCGACTCTTGCAACTTGCCGAGGAAGGAAAGGTTCACTTTATCCAGAACGGAGAGGTGAACTTTTTTTTTGTGTACCGATCCTGCATCAACTTATGCATCAAACTCCAGAAGCAGAAAGAGAATTTGCACAAGCTGAACTTCGGTGATATGTACGAGCTGGACGAATGGCTACGGCAACCAGAGAACGAGTACAATTATGAGGAGGACGTGGCCTACGAGCAGCTCCTCAACTCCGTCAAGGATCAAGTGGAGGTCATCCGTTGGTACGACCGAATGATTTTAGAAATCAACCAAGAGATGAGCATCAGCGAAATGAACCGATCCATCGGCATCTCTCGTGACTCAATTAGGAACACATTAAAACAGGCAAAAAATGAAATCCGAACCAACATCCAAGCCGACTACGAAGCGTGGAAGAAAGCCCAAAGGGGCGGGAGACGTGATTGAAAGCATCACGGAAGCGACAGGTATCAAAGCAGCAGTTGAATGGTTCTCCGAGGTGACAGGAGTTGACTGCGGTTGCGATGCTCGCAAGGAGAAGTTGAACAAATTATTCCCCATCAAACAGCCGCATTGCCTTGAGCAAGCGGAGTACACGTTCTTGGGCACCGTATTGGGCAAGCACAAGTTGACCGCCATCGAGCGGGAGGAGATCGCCCGCATTCACGCACGGACTTTCCAACACAAGATGGTCGTGCCTTGCACTTGCTCGCCTAAATTATGGGCAGGGTGGATTCGTGACCTCCAGAATTTGTACGACACCTATGGTGAGTGACGCTCGCTGGGCGCAGTCCAGAGAGGTAGGAAAGCAAGGGGAGGAGAGTTTTGTCTTGGCTTGTGAGGCACTTGGCTACCGCTGCCGAAAGAGCAGCAGGCAAGAAGACATTGAACTCCACATTGACTACTGGGTCACTCGACCGCAAGGCGAGACCTCTGTTGACGTTAAAGGGCAGAAGCAGAACGAACAGGTCTGGGTGGAACTAAAGAACGTGAGAGGCCACGCAGGGTGGCTCTACGGACACGCTGGGTACATTGCCTTTGAGATGGCTTCTCTTGGTGGGTTCGTTATCGTATCACGATCGCAGTTGGAAGAGCTGATTGAGATGACAGTTGAGGAGGTCTTCGTCCACAGGGACGATGCGTATCTCAAGTTGTACCAGAGGGATGGGCGTTTGGATGTAATTACCCGAATTGAATTGAGTGACCTTGAGCTTTTACCAACCTTCAAAATAATAAATTATGCCCCTTCCCACTCCCAAGCCCGCTGAAACGCAGGAAAAATTCATCCAAAGGTGCGTCTCAAATGACGTAATGAACAATGAGTTCCCCGATGAAAAGCAAAGAATTTCAGTTTGTTACGCTCAATGGCGAAAAAAAATGTAAATAAAATTTGGTGGTCTGGTTTTTTGGTTGTTACTTTGGTGAATCAAATAAGAAAAACCAATCACAATGAGCAAGATTCAAAACCTCATAATTGACATCACCGTCCCTTTGGCGTGGATGCTCATCCTATCGGCTGCCTTTTTCTTGGTAGTTATGCTTCCTCAAATCATATTCGTTCAGCTATGCGGTTGTCAGCCGACTTTTTAATGGACTATGCCGATAGAATCGGTATCGCTCCAGAGGATGTTCCTCCTCGCACTTGGAATGAAATCTTCGCTGACTGGGCAGGATTCAAATCCGTTGATGATATGCTGCAATACGAGCTGCACGTTGACGTTGACAGTTGCGATGCTCCAGATGGTACGTTCCACGATGTGGACTTCGTTCACTACCCCTACGAACCAAACCTCCCGTTCGATGTGAACGAGATGTACAAAGCAATAATGCGATGAAGCGCATATTCAAAGAGCTTGTGACCCGTGAATGCACGGATTGCAAGGAGGTCGTAGATGCAAAGTATTTTACGCACTGCAAGCGCACAAACAAAAACGAGGTGGTCTACTACCAGAGGGCAGATTGCAAGTTCTGCCGTGCAAGGAAGGAACGTGACCGTAGAGCAAAAAACAAACTATGAAAAAAATCAATCACCTTGACCTGTTCTCTGGTATCGGAGGATTTCACCTCGGCTTTGAACGAGCAGGATTCAAAATCAATTCTTTCTTCTCGGAGATTGACAAACACGCCATCGCAGTTTACAAACATAAATTCCCAAAATCTACTTATGTCGGATCAGTTACCAATGTTCGGGGAGGAGACCTTCCACGAATTGACCTTATCACCTTTGGAAGTCCTTGCCAAGATTTCTCGCTTGCTGGAAAGCGTGCGGGGATGGGAGGAGACCGAAGCAGCCTTATCCTTGAAGCAATTCGACTTATTGGGGAGTGCCGACCAAGAGTTTTTATCTGGGAAAATGTTAAAGGGACATTCAGCAGTAACGCTGGCGAGGACTTTGCGGCAATCATCCAAGAGTTTGCCAACATTGGGGGCTATCGACTTGAATGGCAACTGCTTAATACATCGTGGTTTCTACCCCAAAATAGAGAGCGGATTTACCTTGTCGGATATTCTACAACCCCAAAGCGAGATTGGAGAGGAGTATTTCCTGTCGCAAAAAACAACCGAAAGGCTGATGAGTTATCGGGACAATGTGTACCAGCCAATACAATCCTTCAGCGATACACCGCAATCGCAAACGGAACGTATATCGGTGAACGTGAACTCACTCCACAAATAAGAGTAATTTCAGCCACATCTAAAGGATACGAAGAAGCGACAATCGGTGATAGCATCAACCTTTCACAACCTAACTCTGAAACACGAAGAGGCCGTGTAGGAAAGCAGAAAGCACAAACCCTTGAAACGAGTTGTAATCAAGCGGTTATTCAGCCGAACTACAAATACGAATCTGCAAATGAATTGGTAAGAAGGAATACGTTAATTGAGGGTGAGGTTAAAGGACTTGACTTTTACAATAAATCGGTTCGTGACGTTATACCAACTCTAACAGACCCAAAACATAACTCACAAGGTCTATTTGATGGCTATCGTATTAGACGACTTACACCTATCGAGTGCGAACGACTACAAGGATTCCCAGACGACCATACCTCCTTTGGTAATTACGATGGAGAAGTCAAACCAATGAGCAACACCCAACGCTACAAACAATGCGGCAACGCAGTCACAGTTGATGTGGTTGAGGCAGTCGCTAAAAGATGCATACCCTTACTATGAAAACAATCAAATTACTTGACGGCTCAATCTGGGACACCGTCACCCTCAAGGAGAAGATGCTTGATGACTCGTTCTACTACGGGAACCTCGGCCGTACGGCCCTGTCAAGCAGCGCAGCAAAGCTCCTGCTCCAGTCACCAAAAACATATCATTATGTGACAAAATACGGACAGGAGGATTCAGATGCATTCTCCGTTGGGCGTCTGGTTCACTTGATGGTTCTCCAACCCGATCTCGTGAAGGAGTACGAGGTGATTGACGTGCAAAGCAAGAACACCAAGACGTGGCAAGAGGCGAAGAAAACAGGAGCCAAAATCATCACGGCAAAGGAGTTCAGCGAAGCCGAGAGAATCGCCAACGCACTACTCCGAAATGAGCAGGTGATGGACTATGTGAACGACTGCGAGTACGAGGTACCACAGATTGGAATGATTGAGGGGTTGCCCTTCCGAGCGAAGGCGGACATCTACACGAGCGGGTTTATTGCCGACCTCAAGACCACAACCGACCTGCGGGCGTTTCCTTACTCTGCCAAGAAGTACGGGTACGACCTCCAGGCGTTCATCTATACTCGCCTCTTTGGGGTGCCGATTGACAAGTTCATCTTCATTGCCATCGACAAGGCGTCCCTTGATATTGGTATCTACACGGTCTCTCCCGAGTTCGTGGCGGAAGGTGAGCGCAAAGCGCACGAGGCGATTGAACTGTACAAGGAGTTCTTCTTGGGAAATGACAACCCCGAGCTTGACTCTTATACCATCATCGGTCAACTTTAATCCTTACAAAATGACGGACATCACCAAATGCACAGGAGAGGGATGCAAGTTCAAACTCCAATGCTACCGCTTCACCGCACCAATGGGAACCTATCAATCAATGTTTGTTCAAGTACCCATAAAAGATGAAGGATGCGACTACTACTGGCCAGAATTACCCATTCGGATATGAAATCAATTCTTGAATTTAATCTGCCCGATGACGAGCAAGAGTTCAGCGATGCCGTCAACGGAGGGATGTACAAGCACGTCCTCTGGAAACTTGACCAAGACCTGCGGGGAAAGATGAAGCACGGGGTACTGAACGAGTGCGAGTACAGTTGCTACGATCAAGTGCGTGAGGACATCCGTAACCTGTTGCACCTTCATAATTTGAATATAGAATGAAGACACACATCCAAGAGCTGATTGCCCTTTACAGAATGCTGGACGAAATCACTCAAATAATCGAGTCCGAGAATAGCGGCCTATCAGCGGAGCAACGATTGAGTGAGATTGAAACCACAATCAAAAACCTTTTCAAGAATGACGCCAGTTGAAGAGTTGTTCCAGTTGCTTTGGGACACGCCAAAGGATAAGTTGACTTGGTTTGCAATCAAGAATCGGATGCTTGAGAAAGAGAAACTGTATATGAGCGAGGCGTACTACAATGCGTTTGTCAATGCCACCAAAGGGATTGAGCAGGAGTTTGAAGATTACCAAAAAGAAACCTTTAACACAAAAGAGAAATGAAACAAGTACACGACCCTAATAATTTAGCTAACCTAAAATATATAAATAATGGAGAGTTTCATATTGGGCAATGTTACGATACTCACCCAGTAGAGATGATTTATTGTAATAGCTGCGGAGGCTCAGATTTCAAGGTTGGTCAAGGTTCTTGCTTTACCGCTATAAAATGTAAAAAATGCGAATACGAGGTATGTATTCACGATGGATAATCAAAACCTTTAACACCAACGAGAAATGAAAAGAACGCTGATTATCTACAACACGGGTGAGACAACCCAAGAAGAAGCGCAACACCTTCTTGAGATTCTAAACTGCGATGACTCTACTTTGTGGGACAATGCAGACCATTGCGGAGTGCAAGTATTTGAAGTACCAACATTTAAAACCAAATAAAAATGAAACAAGAAGAACCAAGCAACGATATGTGCGAATGCAAAGTACCACAACCACAAATCAAAGTCAGTGAAAATGGAACATATGCTTACTGCACAAAATGTATAAGAACACTTAACACAAACGAGAAATGAAAAACTATTTAAGAAACTACTTCATCCGATTGAAGAATCACGCAGGGTTACGATTTGCTATTGTTATTGCGTTATTCTTTTTTGCTTACTCATATCTTACAAAACCTTTGGCTGACAGTATTGCTTTGGGAATGTTTTGCAGTTCGCCAATATGGTTAGCGGTATTGATTTCAGAGTTTTTTGACTAACACCAACGAGAAATGAAACAGACGGCAGTAGAGTGGTTGGCAGAAACATTGAGATTTGCAAACAAAGAATTATACGCTGAAATGTATGAGGACATTGAACAAGCCAAACAAATGGAGAGGGCGAATATTATAGATGCCTATCTTACAAATCCATTAGAGGCAAAGTGGAAAAACATAGGCACTGATTACTACAACGAAATATTTAAAACCAACGAGAAATGAGCGGACTTATATTGTGGGTTTTGTTGCTTCCTATTTACATTATGCTTATAGGGATATATAACGAGATTCGCAAAAGAAACAATAACCTTTAACACAAAAGAGAAATGAAAAACTGGATTGTTAAAGACGAGGACTACGGAAAGATTCAAGAGCAGTCGCAGTTCCTCCAGACGCTTCAAGAAATGATTTACGACCTATGTCAACAAAAGAAGGATGATATTAATATTGGATTTGAACTTGGAATGATATGGTCAATGATAATGGACCAAGACAAGAAGTATGTTGATATTTTTTATTCAATTTATGAAAGCAACAAAGAATGAAAATAGAACTTGAATCATATTCCCACACATGTTCTGATGGATGTTGTTACACTACTGGATACGATGTGTTCGTAGATGGTGAGAAGATAGGATTTACAACAGGTGAAGATGCGTATGAATTGGTAGAGCTGTTGAATAAATACTTTAATAGCAAAGAGAAATGAGCGAAGTACGCCCCGATCACTACAAGCAGAACAATAAGGAGGTTTGGGAGATGATGCTGGACATCTGGGGTCCAGCTGCCTTCATCGCCTATTGCGAAATCAACGCCTTCAAATACCGAATGCGAGCAGGCCGCAAACCCAACAACCCGATTGAACAGGACATCCTCAAAGCGCAATGGTACGAGGATAAGGCCAGCGAAATAGCAAGAGCCGAAAATGAGTAATGCGATTTGGATGCTGGACTTGGAGGTGAGTTATACCAAGAGCAAAAAGAAGCATACGAAAAAAGTTTGGGCTTCCTCCCGATGGGAGGAGTTTCGCTCGGTAGTCAAGGACGAGGAGTGCATCAATCAAATCAAATCCCGCTACGACTTGCAGGCGGCAACGGAGTTCCGAATCACAAAAGTCCTCGGAGCGGTTTATTTAGGTGAACGTTATGGTAAAACACAAGAAGGTCTACTTTGAAGCAACAGGGCTATCCCCTGTCGAATTCGTGCCTTGTGAGGTATGCGGAGGCCGTGCGGTTGACATCCACCACATCCAACCCCGAGGGATGGGAGGGAGCAAGAGCCGTGACACCATAGAGAATCTGATGGCGGTATGCCGACCTTGCCACCACGAAGCCGACTTTGGCACTAAACTTTCAAAAGAGTACCTATATGAAATCCACGTACAGTACCTATCACGGATTCTCCCTTGATACCGTCATCGGTTCCTACTATATTATGCGTATCAACGTATCAATGGCGGGCATTATGCTGCACCATTACGAGGTATATCGCAGAAAGGGCAAGGACTTCTTCTTGGAGTTCCAAAGCGAGGAGATGAACGATTACGCCTTCAACGAGTGCGTGAACTACATCCGCCTCAAATGATACACATTCTCACCCCCTGCTCCCGTCCGATGAACCTTGTGATGATTGCCCCAAGCATTCCGCCAAAGTGCAGTTGGAAGGTGGCCTTTGACAAATCAACAGGCGTGGAATCAAGAGGCAAGTGGTACACCTCTCAATTTACAGGACATTGGGGTCACCCTGTAAGGAACGAAATGCTCTACCGCCTAAAGGCCAAACCAGACGATTACATCCTCTTTCTTGATGATGACAACCTCATCCACCCCAACTGGCACGAACACGTCAAAGGAAGCACCGCAGATATGGTGACGTGGGGACAGGAGAACAAGGACGGCACCGTCCGACTACGAGCAACAGACCAGCCAAAGGTGGGCAATATCGATATGGGATCGTTTATGGTGAAATACAAAATCGCCAAGCAACTGAAATTCACCAACGTATACGAGGCAGATGGTATCTTTGCTATGGAAGCAGCCCAAAAAGCGAGCGAGATTCAAGTAATAAACGAAAGCATTTCATACTACAACTACCTAAAATGAAAGCGACACTCACATACAAAGTCGAGACCCAAGAACAGGAGGCCATCTTCAAACGGGCAGTTCGCTCGGAGGACGCTTGGAACTCCATCTGGGAAACCGAACTGTTCCTTCACTCTATGGTTCAAGAATCCAAGCACGAATACGAGTTAATCCTTTGGAAACAAGCGCAATCCGTATTCCGCAACATCCTGCAGGCAAACTCAATATCTCTGGAGAATGAGTACTAAAACGGACATTACAAAAAGGGCAATGATTGAAGCCCTCGAAAAGTCGCTTGGTATTGTATCTACTGCTGCACGGGTGGTAGGCATCAGCCGCAACACCCACTACGAATGGTACAGGGAAGACCCCAAGTACAAGCAAGAGGTAGACGCTATCGCAGATATGGCGATTGACTTTGCGGAGTCATCCCTTCACAACCAGATAAAGGACGGAAACCCTACCTCCACCATCTTCTACTTAAAGACCAAAGGCAAGAGCCGTGGCTACGTTGAACGGCAGGAAATTGAACACCACGCAGACAAATCCTTCAAGGTCACCATTGTCGGAGATACGAACGAATAAGGTCTTTGCCCACCTACTGCGGAGCGACAAGCGAATCACAGTAGAGCAGGGAGGAACTCGGAGTGGGAAAACTTACAATATCCTGCTCTGGGTTATTTTTCATTATTGTGCTAACAACAGGGACAAGGTGGTCACGATATGCCGTAAGACCTTCCCGTCCTTGCGGGCATCTGTGATGCGTGACTTCATCGACATCCTGCGATCTCACGATTTGTATCGGGAAGAAGACCACAATATGTCCAGCCACGAATACAAGCTGAACGGGAACCTCATCGAGTTTATCTCACTTGATGAACCGCAAAAGATTCGGGGAAGAAAAAGAAACCTCCTGTACATCAATGAGGCAAACGAGCTATTCTTCGAGCATTGGCAGCAACTCGTTTTTCGCACAGACGGGAAAATCATTCTTGATTACAACCCCTCCGATTCCTTTCACTGGATTTACGACAAGGTACTCACGAGGGACGATTGCGACTTCTACCAGACCACCTACAAGGACAACCCCTTTCTGGATTCCGTCATCGTAGACGAAATTGAACGCCTCCAGTTTACGGACGAGGACTACTGGAGGGTGTACGGCTTGGGCGAACGGGGCAGCAATCGTGCAGCCGTATTTACCTTCTCAACAAGCGACCTCCCGCAAGGGGCAAAACTACTGGCATATGGCCTCGATTTCGGTTACACGAACGATCCCAGCTCCCTCGTGGGAGTGTACGAATACGGGGACGCTCTTTAT